AAGGAGCAGTACCTTGCCATATTCCGATTTCTAATTGAGCAGCAGCTTTTCCTGCAACAACTTGTAATAAGAAGTCAGAAAAAGACTGTGGTAGGTTACCATTTCTGTCCATTCCTTGACCCATCCAGGTAGGGAAGATTGTTCCGCGGCAGATTTCCTCATTTACTTTAAGATCAGTTAATGAAAGAACTTGCTCAGTAGTTGATGTATCGTTTCCACTAGAGAAACTACAACCTGCTGCAACAATAGGATTTGCACAAGCGATATTGTTAATTACTGCACTTTTTGTTAAACCATCTAAGATTCTAACATAACCTTTAGCAACTGTGTCAGGACTTCTCAAGGCAGCAGTCACATAAGGCATTGCGTGAACACCTGCATACGTATCACCGTTTACAGTTATGTCAAACTCACGTCTTTTTGATAATTGAATTTTATTTGCCATTTTATTTATTATTTATTGTTAATGTAATATGCTGTCCTCTCCATTGGTGACAGTTTCTTTAAATCGACAGTAGCACTAAAGTTTTGTCCTTCAGGATTGTATGCAATACCTTCCGTAGCAGGTTCGCCACTTAATTCTACTATCTTACCTTTAAGTTCTTCTATTTGTGTCATAAGTTCCCCTATAACTTCTGAACTCATTTCTGTTTTATCTTCTTCAGAATCTTCTTTTACTTCTTCATTAGTTTCTTCTTCAGTTTCTTCTTTAGATAATTCAGCAGATGCTTCTACTTTATCAGCTTTTAAGTCAGCTACAGCATCCTCTAAATTTTTGATTCTAATTTCCATTCCTTTCCAATCAGCAACATCAGCTTCTTCAGCTAATTCTTCTTCTTTAGATTCCTCAGCTACTTCTTCAGAAAGTTCTTCTTCAGATGCTTCAACATCTTCAGCTTCTTTTTCTTCTCCTAAGTCAAGGATTTCAGATTTATCTCCGATTGTCATTTTGTTGCCATTTTCCATAGTGTAGCTACCTGCTTCTAATGCAGACGCTTCACCATCATCTCCAACAGCAAATACTTTAGAGCCAATCATAAATTGCTCATCTTCCGTAGCAATAATACGACCATCGTCTAATTTCATTTCAGCGTAGAATTTTACGCTATAAGATTTTGGTTCATTTTTCATTTTTAAGATATTTAAGATTTTTTCTATTGTTCCCATAACATTAATAAATATAAAGGTGTTTAAATTGTTTATTTCTTTAGCGTTTTACTGTCCTATTTTTGATAGCTGAACAGACTTTAGCAGCAGTTTCTTTATTGCCGTATTGTTTAATCTGATCCCTCATACAATCATCCCAAGAATACTTTAGCATAGCTTTTTTCTTAGCATAAGCAACATATTCTAGCATCTTGTATTTTCTTTTGCGTTTCTTTTTTCCTGTTTCTGCGTGTTCTTCTCTCATTGTAGCGTTAGCGTGAGTATCACAAGGCATCCATAACTTAATACCATCAACAGTATGGGCATGGCTACCTGAACAGCTTTTAAACATTTCAGAATATAGTTCTGCTTCTTCTTTTGTTCTAAATAATGGTTCGCCATCTAAAGCACCTACAGGTCTTAATTCATTTTGTAGAATAATGTCTTTTATTTTACCTAGCATAACCTCATCAGGACAATCTTCACAAACCTCATCTAGTATATCTATTTCTTTAGATGCTTCTATTAGCTTGTCTGTAAAATATCCTTCTATACTAAATCCTCTAACTTCTTTATTCTTAATAGCATCCCATATTTCAGGATTGTTTTCAGCACTTACTTGAACAAACCAAGTACCCACAGGCAAATTATTAAAACCATACATATTAGATTTATCGTATTTTTTATCTTCTTTAATCCACGATTCTACAACAGTTAGTCCTTGAATTGGCTCTTTATGTTCAAGCGTGTGATTATTGTTGTTTAAACTAGACATAAATAGCTTCTGTGCTTGTTTAATAGTTTCCTTAGTAAAGAATACATCATATTCTTCGTTAGTGTCTTTATCGAGTCTTGGAATACGTTTCTCAGGGATAAGTATTGCTCCTATTAACTGCTTTTTTTCTTCATCTACTTTTGCAAGTGATAAAAAGTCATTATTAAAAAAAACGAAATTTTCTTCTATTGCCGGAAATTTTACGACGCTGATTGCGTCTACTCCAAAGAAATCTGCTGTTTCATCTATAATAAGTTCTATAAGTTTTTTCTTTTTCTTTGCCATAATACTAATAAATATAAATTGTTGTTTTTTGTTTATAATGTTGCTTGTATTTCTAGTTCTTCTTGTAATGCCTGACTATTACTAATATCGTTTTCTACTACAAATGCCTGAACAGGTTGCTGTGATATGTCAGGTGGAGATATAGCTTCTACGTTAGGAACTAATCCACCTATTCCCCCTACTGATGTTGTAGGTATATCTGCATCAGGTGTAGATGGAGTGCTACTATCACTAACACCAGGTAATTTAGTAGATACTATTTTTTTTACATTTCCTAATCCTGCTGCTACTATTCCTGCTGCTGCTACAGTACCAAAAATACCACCCTGTGCTAGAGCTTTTGTTGCACCTGCATAAGTATCTATTAATGCTTGTGCTACAGCTAACCCTTTAGCTGATTTACTATTCTCGCCTAATGCACCTGCTATATTTCCTAAAGCTCCTGAAACAATATCTACCTTTTCTTCATTTGTTAATTTAGCTATTTTAACTTCTGCCTCTCCTGTTTTTTTAGCAACTACGGCAGTTTCTTTTATACTATCATTATATTCTTCTTGTAAAGCGTTTAAATTAGTTAATTGTTCAGAACGCTGTCCTGTTATTCTTTCGTCTAGGTCTGCCAACTCATTTTTAGCATTAATTAAAGCAACTTGTAAATCTACATTGTCTTGATTAGATGATAATTCTAGTTCTGCCAAAGCAACTTTTTTATGTGCTAGTTCTTGCTCTTTTATAAATTGTTCATCTAAAATTTCTGCTAGTTTATTATTAGCTTCTATTCTTTCTTCTATAGTTAAACTTATATCATCTCTAACTTGTCTTTGCAATTCTGCTTCTCTTTGATATTCTAAAATTAAACCTCTTTGAGTTGCTTCAGCTATTTTAACTTGATTTCTAAGAGCTGTAACTGCTTTTCCATAATCATTAGCACTTTGTATATTTTCTTTTAATTGCTCTGTCTGTTCTTTTAAATTTTCTACAAAATTAGTTTGCTCTACTTCTGTCATTCCTGTAGCTAATTGTACAAATCCTGTTTTAGCATCTGCAAGACCTTCTTTTAATCCTTCTAAATCTCTACTAAATGCAGATTTAATAACTTTACCTAAAGCACCAAAAGTATCAATAAGTCCCTCTACTCTGTCAGCTATATTTTGTTTAATAGATTGCCATAAATTTAAAATAGCTTGTTTAGGATCTGTAAATGCTTTTGTCATTGATTGACCTAGTTCTACAGCTTTTTGAATAACTTGTTGAAAAATAAAATTTAACGATTCAGTTGCTTGTGTTACTGTATCCATCACTACTTGGTTTTGACCTAG